GGCTACCGCGAAGACGAGCGTCAATCGATCCTGCAGATGCTCAAGTACGGCGTCTGCATGAACTTCCCCGCCGAGGACTTCTATCGCGAGAAGCAGCTGTACCTTGAGGACGGCAAGGAGGTCGAGCGCACCATCAAGGAGGGTGTCCGGTTTGAGATCCCGCACCCGAGCCGCATGTTCTATGACCTGAACAGCCGGCTGAGCACTGCCAACACAGACACCGGCATTGAGTACGCCGGATTCTGGAACGTGCTCCGGTACAAGGACGTTAAGAACAACAAGGCGTTCTGGAATACCGAGAACATCCAGTTCAAGTACGGTTCCTGGGTGGAGTCCAAGTACAATTTCTACAGGGAGATCAACCCGTGCATGCTCAAGTTCCCGGACCCCACGGCGTTCAGCCCTGGTGCCGGCGACGCTGACCGTGTCCGCGAGGCGTACCGGTACACGACCAACCACCAGGACGAGGGTGTCACGGTGGTCAGCTACTTCCAGAAGCTCATCCCGTCGGAGTGGAACCTGTTCGACTACGACCACCCGGTCTGGATGCGTTTCATCCACACGGGCTCCCACACTGTCAGCCATGCTGTACCGTTGGCCTACAACCCGTTGGTGGCCTACCTCTACGACGCGGACATGGGCAATGCCCGCAACTCATCGCTCGCGCTGGAGATTCTCCCGTTCCAGGACCACCTGTCCAACATGCTCACCCAGTACATTCTGACGGTGAAGCAGAACCTGGAGCGCATCGTTTTCTGGAACTCCGATGTCGTTGACCAGAAGTACATCGACATCATCAACAACCTCGGTGAGAAGAAGTACCGTGGTGTCACGTTCGTTCCGTACAGCAAGCGCGAACTGTCCTGGCAGCAACAGTCTGAGCGCGATGCGTTCACGCCGGTCCAGCTGCCTCAGGGTTCTTCCGGCGAAATCGCCAGCGGTGTGAACCAGCTGCTCCAGATGATGGAGCGCGTGCTTGGCTTCTCGCCTCAGGAGGTCGGCCTGCCTGCCGCTCACGAGCAGACGGCCCAGGAAGTCCAGATCATCGCCAGCAACACCAGCAACCGCCTTGAGCTTACCGGCAGCTTCATCGACGCAGCCATCAAGGCCCGCAAGAAGCTCCTCTATGAGGCGTTCCTGGCCTACTCAGATGACGAGGTGCTCGCCGACGTTGCCGAGGTTGATGACGTGAAGAAGCAGGCTCTCGACAAAATGGGCTTCGAGGTTGACGAGCCAGAGAGCCGTGGTGCCACTGCAGGCATTCGTGGAAGCAAGGACGCGCTGCGTGTCGATGGCTTCTCCAGTGACCGAGAGGGTGCTGACCGCATCGTGGACGCCAAGTTGGCCGGCACGATGGTTCAGACGTTCCAGTCGATTTTCGCGAACCCTGTGCTCGCTCAGGCCGCCGGCCTGGACCAGCTGGTAGACCTGTTCAATCAGGTGCTGGTGTACAGTGGTGCCCCGAAAGATTTCCGCCTGCGTGTTCAGCCTCAGCAAGAAACCCCATCGCCTGAGGAGGCTCAGCAACAGCAGGCGGCTCAACAGCAGCAGATTCAAGAGCAGTTGGCGCAGATGGCCACCCAGATCATCGACGGAAAGCTGATGGAACTCAGCGAGGGTCTTCGGACCAATCTGGTGGAGCCGATGCAAGTCCAGTCGCAACAGACCACGCAGGCAATCCAACAGCTTGCCCAGCAGCAGGACCAACAGAGTCAGGCGCTGGTCAGGCTGTTCCAGATCATTCAGTCGGCACAGCAAGATCCAAATGTTGGAAGTCCAAGTCAGGTCCCTGGAGGAGTCCCAATGGGGCAAGCTCCAGAAATGGCTCCTGTCCCCGGAGTACTACCTCCTGAGACAGTCCCTGTTGGCTGAAGTCGCCGTTTTGCAGGCGACCGCCTCGAACGTCATCACCAGAAACGCAGATGCGATTCGGGCTCAAGCGGGCCTGGACACTCGTGCCTCACAGGCATTGAACCAGGCTGCGCGCATTCAAACGTGCCTAGACGTTCTCGCAACCGTTTCTTCAGACGGATACCAGTTCAAAACCGCAGAAGTGCATATCACGGACAAGCATGACAACTGAACAAAACCAGTCGCTAGACGCAGACCAGACGGGGCTCGGGCAGGTGTCCCAGGCCCAGACCACGCCGGCGGAGAAGTCCCCGGCGGAAACCGCAGCCATGAACGAAGCCGCCAAGGAGGCGAGCATGATGCTGCTGGACAAGCTCCTTGGTGAAGAGAATCAGGCCGAAGATTCCCAGGGAGACCAGAAGACCGAGGAAGCCAAGACCGAGGAGACTCCTGTCAAGAAGCCTGAGGAGAAGAAACCGGCCAAAAAGGCTGAGAAAAAGGTCGAGTCAAAGCCCGATCCGAAACCTACCGAGAAGACCGAGAAGGCTGAAACCAAGGCCGACGACGACGAGTCCGAAGATCATTCCGAAGATCGCAAGCCCCGCCGACGGATCTCTGCCGAGAAGATCACCGAGATGGCCAGCAAGGCCGCCGCAGAGGCGACTGCCGAGACGCTGCGCCAGATCGAGGAGCGCCGCCTGGAAGCCGAGTACGCCCGCAAGCAGGAGGCTGCTCGTCAGCAGGAGATCGAAATTCCAGAAGAGTTCCGAGATGAGGTGGAGCGGCTGCGTGAAGTGCAGAAGCTGCACCCAAACGACTACAAGGGTCGCGATCTCGCCAAGGAGTTCCTGGAGAGCTCCCAGAAGGAGCGCGAGTACGAGAAGAAGTGGCGCAAGGCCAACCCTGGCGTGGACTTCGACTGGGACGACGAGGAGCACTCCGAGTTCATTGACGCAAACGCGGTCGAGGTGGATGAGCGCCACCTCAAAGACGCAGAGCGTTCCATCATCAAGGAGCAGGCCATCCGCGAGGCCGAGGAGAGGTTCGCCAAGAAGTATGGTCAGGACATCGAGGAGGTGCGCCGTTCCCGCGCTGAGGCTCAGCTAGAGCCGCTGCGCAAGCAGGTTGACCAGATGGCTTCCAAGAGCCTCCTGGAGGCGCTGCGCCCAGACTTGGTTGAGACGTTTGACACCGATCGATCCAAGGTTGTTGAGGAGATCAAGAACGACCCCATCACCATGGAGGCTGTGTCCACTGTTGAGCAGTGGAGCCTGCCTGCCCTCGATGCTGCGGTGCGCGTCCTCAACAACCCCAACAGCTACAACAGCAAGTCGCCAGAGGTTCAGCGCCTGGTGAACACCGCGCTGCACGTTGAGAAGGTGCTGTCCTCTGTGCCGCGCACTGAGCGTCCTGTCACCGAGGACGGGCGCAAGTTCGCCACCATGCGCGACTACGCAAACATGCCTGCGTCCGAGCGGTCTAAGTACTACACCGTCAGAGACGAACAGCTTGTGCCTCAGCTGATCATTAAGACTGCTCAGTACGAGGCTGGAGTGATCAAGTCTGAACTGGAAAAGAAGGCCGAGGCATTCGCAAAACGGATGGGGTACACAAAATCTGAGAGCAAACCCTCACAAAAGCAGGAGTCAAAACCAGCACGTGAGTCTAGCGCCCCGAGCGTTAAGGCTCAAGTGGCACAGCCCGATGCTGGCACTGATGACAACGGGAGCGTCAATGGTCTCCCTAAAGCGTTTTGGCAGAGCATCGGCCTGTAATGGCGCTCTGTGCAAATTGGAGCAGCAGCATCTGTAAAACAGAAAACACGCACACCTATTCACAAACTGGTCAAACCAGTGACAACATGAGCAGCGAAAGGAATAACTGAATATGCCTATTGCCACCCCTACCGACAACCTGTTCAGCAGGTGTCTTCCGGCCATCGGGACCAACATTGAGTCCTGTGGCGCTGTTACCGCGTGCGACGCCAAGGTCGTTACGTCCGGTGATCTCGCCTCGATCTACGGATCGAACGACACCAACTACCGCATTCTCGGCAACCTGATTGCCGCTGATTTCGTGGGAAAGGCTGTCGGCGTTCGCCAGAACGGTCTCTATGACTTCCTCCAGGCCAACAAGCGCGTGCTCGGCGGTAAGCGCCTGAGCGTGCAGCAGGTTGCTGGTGGCGTCTGGGAGCTCTCGCCCTTCATCAAGATGGGCCGGAAGCGCCAGCTGAACACCGAGTACTGGACCGCCACCGTTCCTGATGGAACGCCTGGAATGCTTGACCAGAATGCCGACCTGAACCTCAAGATCTATTCCCAGAGCTCCATCCCTGCGGATGCTCGCTGGTTCCCGGTTGGTCTTCGGTTTTTCGTGTCTGGGAAAAACACGGCCTATGGCCCTGAGGGTGTGCCCCCTGCTGGAGACACCACCTACCGACTTGCGTTCGTCGTCAAGGCGTTCGTTGGAAGCGGCGAGGATTCTGGCGGAAAGTACATCACCATCACCGCCACTCCTCAGAACGCTGGCTCCACGTTCAAGTCTAGCGAAAATCCGTACGCGACCCAGGCCAAGGCGATGATCCCGGCCTCGCTGCCTAGTAACGCCACCCTCGGTCTCGTGGTTCGCGGCACCCCCAACGTCTCGGACTACGAGAGCTACTGCGCTGAGATCCCTGGTCTCAACAACAACCAGCTGCTGCCGTTCTGGATCGAGACCACCCGGTACTCGATCTGCGAAGACGAGCTCACCCAGAAGTACCTCTCGGCGCTTCGAGACTCGAACCCGTTCTTCAAGCAGTTCGGTGACGTTGAGACCGTTGAGCTCAATCGCCAGATCATCGAGGATTTCCAGCGCCGCCACGCGAACAGCTTCTTCTTCAACAAGCCGCTGAACGCGAACCAGACGCTGGCCAACTACAACAACCTGCCCACCATTCAGGTGCCCACCGGCTCACTGAACCTGGCTGTGGACGGTCGGTGCATCGGTCGCAAGGCCAACGCTACCGGCATCTACGAGCAGCTTGGTGAGTGCGGTCGTGTGTACGACATGGAGGCCGAGACTCTCGACCTCAACAAGCTGTTCAACTCGCTCTACCGCCTCCAGCGCGAGCGCGAGGCCGCCGGCACCAAGGCCGACATCATCGAGCTCTTCACCGACTCGTTTTATGCCAACCAATTCATTATTGGTATGGTCAATTACTTCAAGGCGAAGTACGGCTCCGACGTGTTCCGCCTGACCATGCAGCTGAACCAGGGTGGCGAGCAGGGGCCGTTCGGATTCCGCTTCTACCGGTTCACGCTCGACTACCCTCAGGTCGAGCTCCGCATCGTCACCCACCGCATGTTCGACGACATGCTCGCTGCTCACAAGGCGGCTGGGTTCGAGTCCTCTGGCCGCATGCTGTGGGCCATCGACTGGCAGAACGTCTACCAGGGCATCATCGACTCCAACACCGTCACCAACAAGACTGGCGACCTGAAGCAGCTTGCCGCTGTGGACGACTCGTACAGCTGCGTGATGAAGGTGCCGAGCCGTACCACCAAGCTGACCAGCACCACCTACACGGCGGTCCTGGAGGCTGAGACCACGAGCTTCGTGATCGAGAACCTGGGATCTGCTGCGCCGATCGGCAATAGCACCAACGACGGCTCGTACTACGTCTGATCCGTGAACGCACTGGGCGGGTGGGTCTAACGGCTCACCCGCCCTTTTTGTTGAATGACTTTCGGTTGCGGTTGATGGACACCTCGCCAAAATCCCGTCATGCGGTACTTTGGAAAATCTCTCGTTTACAACACCATCCAATCGAGCGATGGGCGCGTCATCCCGTTCATCGAGGGGGCTGCCGGCATTGGCCTCCTAGCCACCGAGGACGCCGTCTTCATCGCTGACCTTGAGACCAGAATCCGCGAGAAGCGCGGCGGTGTCTGGGAAATGACCAAAGAGCAGCACGACGATGAGTTAAAAAAAAAGAACGCCTCGCCCTCGCTGCTGCCGCCGCTAACCAGGCGGGGTCTGTCTCTGGAAACCGTTCAAGCGCAAGCACGCCTCCAGCCCGTCGCTCCTGCTGCGGCCGTGGCTTCCGTGGCTGAGAAGGTCGCCGCATCGACGCCTACGACTCCGCCGCCAGCCCCTAATGACGCCAAGATTTCCAGGCCGACAGTCGGCAAGTTGAAGCGTTAACACACAGCGTCCTATGAGCGACATTCAAGCCAATCAACTCGTTGCCGCAAAATCAGGTGCCATGTCGATTGGTGGTATGGTCGCTATGGCTGTTTCACACATCTTGAGTCTTCCAAGCTGGGTTCAGATGGCAGCCGCTGTAGCCACAATGTGCGCCAGCTTCTACGCCATCCGACTGAGCCGAGTGAACATCAAGAAGGTGGAAGCGGAGCTCAAGATCCTGAGGGCCAAAGCGAACCAGCTTGGCGTCACAATCGACGACTGATGAAAACTCTCCTGATCACTTTTCTGGCCCTGCTGACTGGCTGTGGCGCGCTCGTGCCCAACACCTCTAAGCGGACCTCCTCTACGTCCGAAGCTGCTGCCTCCACGATCAAGGGTTCCGAGCAGTTCTCCAAAATCGTTACAGGGCAGAAGGCCGAGCCCAAAACCGCTACGGAGTTTCACGTCGGTGGCCTCGGCAACAAGGTTCAGGTGACCATCCCCAAGGAGCCTGAACCGGTCCCCGCCGCTCCGCAGGTTGCCATGCTGACTGTCCCAGTGGTGAAGCAAGAGACAGAGCTCAAGGCTCAGCCACAAGCGCAGCAGCCATATCGCGAAGAGATACACTACTCCTCGAACGTGGACGCGACCGACAAGGAGAAGACCTCAGAGACTGTTTCCAAGTCGGTCTCGATCCCGCTTGGTGTGAACATGATCCTCCTGGCGATCGGAATGCTCGCCGTGCTGTTCGCCATTAACAGAGCCCGCAAGTCCAGCTTGGCGGTCAACGCGGCCTACCAGACGTTCGACTCTGTCCTGGCTGGGCAGATCAGGAGCATTCGTGAACGCGCCATTCTCTCGACGGACAACCAGACCATCAGCATGCTGAACGCCCAGATCGCAGACATCGAGGCCCAGCGAGGAAGACTTGTACGATGAACTTCTCCCAGTACTACGCTCAGATCAGCACTGCTGTGTTCCCTGAAGGCGAGGCCGAGAACCTCGTCCACGTCCACAAGCTGGCCGTGAAGGACGCGCTGATTGATCTGCAGACCAAGATCCCATGTCTGCGGACCAACCACGCCGACTACATCGGTCAGTCATCGACGCTGTTCCATTGTGGTGCCAGCACGTTCGACACCGTGGACGGCAACATAGAGCGCGTCTACACGTCTGCACTGGATGGAGGTTGCGATCCTGTTGAGGCGATGTACGTGGATCACGAGCGAATGCTGGACATGATCCACAGCTATCGGTGCTGCCTGCCTGGGGATGCCTACGGCATGACACCGCACGCGCCGAATGATGCAGTTGGAGCCCCTGTGTACGCCCCTGGTAGCGCAAGCACGGACAAGGGGTATCGCGTCGGAAGAGGCGCTCTCTACTGGTCAATCAATCGCGGTACAATCTACCTGTTCCCGTCCATCGAAAGCACTGAGCAGATCGTTGTTGAGTGGAACGGGATTCAGCGCACGATCACAGACTCGACGGTGCTTCCGGCTACTTTCGAGAGCCGTGACGTGATGAACGCTGTAGAGGTTTACCTCGACGCTCAAGTTGCTCGCCGCGAGACCAAGGACATGAGCGACTATCAGACGGCAAACTCGCTGTACACCGCTGCAGTTTCCCAGCTTGTGTATGATTGCAGAAAAGCCCAACAAGCTGTCCGCAGTCCCAAGGCGATGCCTCCAGATGTATGCTGACGGTCAATGTCCGCCCTCCCCTTTCATCTCACGCACGTTTGTCAGGTAGACCGCTGAGGTTCTACACCCCGGCCACAGATCCAGCCACCGGTTACGGACGCCTTGCTGAAGCCTGCATGCAGGCCCTCAACATGGTTCACGTGTCGCCGCTGGACTACCCTGACTTCGTCCTGGCAGACCCGACAAACGTCTCCATCTCACCGATCCGGTTCACGATGTGGGAGCCAAGCCAGCTTCCACCAACCGCCACCGGATTCATGACGGCCAAGGCGCTCATTGTGCCGTGCAAGATGAACGTCCGTGTCTTTAGGTCCAGTGGCTATCGTGGCATGATCCATTCGGTGCCGCTGTGGGGAGAGTCAAAGTGGGCTCCGATGCCCCCGGACGACGTGTTCAAGTTCGTCGCGATCGGCCGTGACAACGGGGTGCGTTCTCGCAAGGGGATGGACGACCTAATCGAGTACTTCAAGCTGGCGTTCCCACGCGAAAATGACGTGCTCTTGACCATCAAGAGCAGCATCGACTGTCAGAGGCTAGATCCCAAGGACGACCGGATCACTATCGTCCGAGAGACACTCACCCGCGCCAAGTACGAGGAGATGCTCGCCGCCCATCACTGCGGGGTGTTCTTGTCTGGCCTTGAGGGTTGGAACTTCCCTGCCTGCGAACTCATGGCGACCGGCCGCCCATCTATCCTGGTCCCATGGGGTGGACCTGCTGACTTCACCACACCGCAGACCTCGTGGCACCTACCATACACCATGGTGCAGGCACCGGAGGACCGCCCCTATTTCGGTGTTGGTCAGGGCGGCAAGCCAACCAAGGAAGGCGTCATCGAGGCGCTCCGAGAGGCGTACAACAACCGTACGCTGCTCCGAGAAAAGGCGACCAGGTCCTACGAGATGTCGATCAAGTTCACCAAGGACAAGTTCATGGAGCGACTCCGTGTTGTCGCACTAGACATTCTCAGTAGTGTTTGATCCATGGCATCCAACGCCAAGGCAACCCTGATCAAGCGGTTGGCATCAACCCCTGGCAGGGGCACTGGTGCCAATACCGGCCTTGGGACTGCTGACGTTGTCATCCCAGACTTCCCGCAGCTTCCGCAGAAGCTGAACGACGCCACTGTCAGGGAGTTCTCGGAGGCTGTAAACAGGTGGAGAATCAGCCTACAAGCTCAGTTCCCGGTCCCAACCCAGCAAGACGCCGCTGTCGTTGAGGCCCAGGCAGCTGACGTTTCAGGCCAGATCTCAAGTGCCATTCAGGCTGCCGTCGCGAGCATTAATTCTCAGATCGACTCGCTGAATCAGCTGATTGTCTCAAAAACGACCAATCTGCAAAACCAGATCAACTCAATCACAGTTGATCCTGGTATAACTGTAGACGAGGTGGAGTCACTGATTCAGTCTGCGAGATACACCCACGTTCAGGGCGTCGCTTCTGCCTCGTGGACCATCAATCACCAGCTTGGATGGTTTCCGTCGGTTACAGTTGTGGACCAGTCTAAGAACGTCTTTTACGGCGACGTGAGGTACATCGACGCGAACTCACTGGTGGTTTCGTTTTACGCTGAAGTGTCTGGAACAGCCTATTTGAACTAGGACCGTTATGCCGAAATACCTCTCAATTTTAGACATGTCGAACCTGCAGATTGTCAATCTGCAGATCCACAACAGCCCGACGGCTCCATACGGCGCGAACATCGGCAAGGGATCGATGTGGATGGACACGGCGAACAACCTGTTGAACTGGAGCGATGGCACCAACTGGCGAGCCATCTACCCGTTCGACACGCTGGCGACCGCTAACCGCGCTGTATTGCGCGACGGCACCGGTGGCTTCTCTGCCGGCACAATCACTGCGACGTTCTTCGACGGCCCTGCTGATCGTGCAAACAAGCTGTCCACTGCAAGAGCCATAGGCATCACGGGCAAGGCTACGGCAGCAGGCGTGCTTTTCGACGGCACTGCCGCGATCAATCTCAACATTACCGGGCTGTCTGTTGACCCGAACGACATCGCCCTGACGCTGGACTACATCCTGGTTGGCAACGGCCTGAACAAGGCTCAGGCATCATCCAAGAGCAGCATCAAGCTCAACGAGCTCGGTGCTCCAACGTCTTCTGTTTCGTTCAACGGGCAGCTGATTACCAACGTCGCGGACCCAGTCTCCGACACTGATGCGGCCAACAAGCGGTGGGTCGAGAGCATAGCGCAAGGTCTGGACACCAAGGCGTCATGCCGTGTTGCGACAACCGCTGATCTTGGTGGCAC